AAACGCGCTAAACCATGCAAGCCACGACACAAAGACGGCCTACAACTACGGCTATTGGAGCGAGGGCGGCAAGATAGACGGCGAGCTATTCGGGCCATTCCTAAACAAGCGGCTTTGCATCGAGTACCTAGAAGGCCGGGGAGACTTAGCCGTTAGGTATCAGAACGAGCAAATAAAGCACGAGATAAAGGGGGCGTAGCTTGTACACGCTATACGCACATATCACGCCCTGCGACCCGGTACCCCGGATATACATAGGGGTTACCAAGCAGAAGCCGGAGCAAAGATGGAACCATGGCGAGGGCTACAGGCATTCGAGCCGGTTCTATGAGCAAGTCAAGAAATACGGCTGGGACAACATACGGCACTTAATCATTGCCGAGGGCTTGACGCAGGAAGAGGCCTACCAGCTGGAAAAAGAAGAAATAAAGAGCATGAGACTAACGGAACTTGGTTGGAACATCGCGCCGGGCGGCGCGGAGCCTTGGAACAAGGGAAAGACGGGCGTTTACACACCGGAAGCCCTGGAACGAATGCGCCGCGCAAAACTTGGCAACCAAAACGCGAGAAAAAAGAAAGGGGCGTAACCATTGGCAAAGGTAATAGCGATAGTGAACCAGAAGGGCGGCGTTGGGAAGACCACGACAGCCGTAAACGTTGGCGCGGGACTTGCGAAGGCGGACAAGCGCGTTTTGTTGATTGACCTAGACCCGCAAGGAAGCCTTACTACAAGCTTTGCTTTCAACGTTTCAAGAGACGATAAGACGGCCTACGAGCTTTTGAAGGGGACCAGGAAGGCGGAAGAGGTTATTAGGAGCCTTCCGAACGGTTGCGACCTCATACCGGGCGACCTACGGCTAACAGGCATCGAAAGCGCAAGCGAAACGGGGCGTAACCAGCTTCTAAAGCAAGCGTTAGAGCCGATTACAAGTAAGTATGACTACATTCTTATAGATTGCAGCCCATCGCTAGGGGTATTGGCGCTCAACGCCCTTGCAGCTTGCGCGGAAGTCTACATACCACTAGAGCCGGAATATCTAGCGCTAGCAGGTATCGCGCGGCTTATGCAGACTATCAAGGCGGCAAAGGCACGCATTAACCCGGATATCAAGGTTACCGGCGTACTCATAACGAAATACGACCGGCGGAAGAAGCTAACGGGCGCGGTAGAAGCGAAGCTACAAGAACTCTTCCCGGAAGCCGTCTTTGCTACCAGGATTCGCAACAACATAGCGTTAGCAGAAGCACCAACAGAGGGCAAAGACGTTTTCGCATACGCACCACGAAGCAACGGCGCAAAAGACTACCAGGCGCTAACGAACGAGATTCTAGAGAAAGAGGGCAAGAAATGACAGATAAGAACTTTGAGTTTAGGGCGATTGAAGACTATATGGGCGACCCGGTAGAGCTAGAGCCGGAAGAGCCGACGAAGACACCGGCAAAGGCGGCAAGGGCAACCAGGCAAAAGAGCAAAGACGTTGTAGTTAGCTTTCGCCTGGACGAAGCCGTAGTAAATCGGTTCAACGATTACGCCTTTATGAACAGAGTAAGCAAGAAAGAAGCCTTACAAACAATCATTACCGAATACCTGGACGGGCGCGGCCTGGACGAAGTAGACCGGGAAATCCTGGAACGGCTAAAGGGCATTCACGCAGCCGACAAGCAGCAAGCAGAAGAGCAGGAGGGTTAAAAAATGGCCGTGACAATCAGAGGAAAGATTTATTACAGCATTCACGAGGTAGCGGAAGTTTTCGAGTGTTCTACCAGGTCGATAAAGCGCTACTTGGACGCGGGAAAGATAGTTGGTCACAAAATGGGGCGCACCTGGTATTTCACCCAAGAAGCCATAGACGATTACCTAAACGGCAAAGAGGCGGCGAAGGATGCGAAATAGCGAAGTTATCGACTATATCACCGGCAAGCTAACCGTTATCAAGGACGAAAAGCAGCGCAAAGAAGCCCTTCTTTCGATTGTGGGCGCACTCATAGAGAAAGGCGTAATCACATTCAAAGACGGCGCAAGCGCTGGATACCTGGACGAAATGGAGCTTGCAGGTAGCGAGGGGGAATTGAAGGAAGTGAAATTGGACGAAGTTATAGAAGCCGTTATGGGCGGCGAGAAAAAGCAGACGTTACACGGGGAATATGAGGGCTACCAGCTCTCGAACGACAACGTTACCCGTAGCCTTTTCGGAATAGACCCGGAAGGGAAGTTTAGGCACATCGAGCGACAGACACAGGCCGTTGTTAAGGTTGTGGGCGCAGAGCTTACCGGCGAACGCGAAGACAGAACCGTTAGAGTGCTTCTAAAGAACCTATCGAAAGTGCGCGAGGTGCTGGACGGCCTGGACGCGGAAGACAAGTTTGTCTTCTTTGCCGTTTGCGACCTGGTAGAGCATGGGATATGCCGTGTTTCGCCCATACAGCTTTACCGTAAGCTAGTCATGAAGAGCACAGTGAAGCCCACGGAAGAGCAGCTGGAAAGCCTTCACGCCAGCCTGGTAAAAATGGCCGAGATATACATAGAGCTTGACGTAGACGCGATTCTAGACGTATTCCCAGGAATAGGGGCCATTAAGCACGAAGGCAACCTTATAGAGGTTACCGGCTGGACGATTAAGACGGAAGACGGCGACAACGTGCGCTATTACGAGTTTGGCCGTACCCTTCCGGCTTTGGCACAGTACGCCATAGCGGTTAAGCAAATGACCACGCTACAGCCAAAGAAGATAGGCCCCTTCAATTGGGGCATAAGGCGCACGCGCTACAACGTGGAGATTGTGAACATGATAGGCGACCGCGTTACCACTCTTGCGAGTATGAAGAGCCAGGGAAAACGCATTTATCCGAACATGTACAAGCTTTCCTATCAGAGCTTCTACGACAAAGCCGACTTTTCGAAGGACAAGACACCGGACGCGGTGCGAAAGCGTAAGTCACGCATACGCAACGCGATAAGAAAGCAGCTTGAATACCTTTTGAGCTACGGCGTTATTGAGCGCTACGAAGAGCTTACGGACGGCGTAGAGGTTTACCCGAAAGGGGCGGACTAGCAATGGCGAGACGCAAGCGCATACCGGCAAGCTTTGCTAAGACCATGGGACGATACAAGCCCATACCGGAAGAGCTAAAGGCTAAGGCTAAGTGGCTAGTCTATGGCGGCGACCAATCGGAGCTAAAGCGGCCATACAACCCGGTAACCAGGCGGGCGGCGAGCACGACAGACCCTAAGACATGGGCGAGCTTTGAAGCGTGCTACGAAGCCGTAAAGGGCGGGACGTATCGCGGCCTGGGCTTTGTATTCACAGACGATTACATCGTTATAGACCTGGATAACGTGATAGACCGAAACGGTTACATCCTACCGGAAGCGGCGGACATTATCGAAGCCGTGGACAGCTACACAGAGGTTAGCCAAAGCGGGCGGGGCTTTCACATCATCGCGCGGAAAAGCGGCCTAATCCTGGAAAAGAAAAGGGGCCTTCTAAGGGATTGCCACTTTAGCGGCACGGGAAAGAAGCCGGAAATAGAGATTTACGCTAAAGAGCGCTACATAATCCTTACCGGTAGAGTGTTCGAGGGGCGGCGCGAGATTAAGGACGCGCCGGAAGCCCTGGAAAACGTCTACAACGCCTTTGTAGACCAAAGCGGCAACCAGACCCAGGCGGCGGCGAAAGAAGCCGTTAGAACGGCTTACACGAAGCCACAGCAAGCCGTTAGCGGCGACCTGGACGCGATAAAGGGGCGTATGTTCAGAGGACAGAACCGGCACAGGATAGCGAAGCTATGGAGCGGGGACACAAGCGACTACCCAGGCGTTAACGACGGCTACAGCGAAGCAAGGGCGGCTTTGCTAAACGACCTAATCTTTTACACGGACGCAAACCCGGCACAGATAGACGCACTCTTTAGGCAAAGCGGCCTTTACAGGCTAGAGCCGGAACGTTGGGACGAAAAGCGTAGGGGTAACCAGACCTTCGGACAAACCGAAATAGAGCGACTGATAAAGAGGGCCAGGAAGAACGGGGAAGAGGAAAGCAGACCCGTTACATACTCCGAATATGTGCGCCAAAAGGCCACAGGAGCCGTTTAGAGCCGTTTTTCACCCCTCTTTGAGTATTTGCCCATGAATTGAATTTGAGCGCCTTAAAATGGCACGAGAACGCCCCAGCGGGGCGTTTTTGTTTTTGTCAGTGGTGCGGAATGCTTGAACCCCTGGACGAAAGCGGAACGGTTTTACATGGTTCTGGGGCTATGCTTACATTCTTACAAATTGGGAAACCGTGTAAAAGTGTCCCGCAAACCGTGTAAAAGTGTCCCGTAAACCGTGTAAAAGTGTCCCGCCCTAAAACCCGAAACACGCCTACCCAGCAGGGTTTTTAGCGATTTTCGCGTTTCCTCCAATCTATTCCAACCTATTCCATCTTTAACAAGCACGCTAAGAATGAGGGGTAGGGAGACTTTCAAGGGGAAGGAGCTTTTCAACAGTTCCCAGGCCTTCACTTCTTAGCCCTGGACGAAAGCGCAACGCTTTTACATGGTTTTATGCGAATACTTACAATCTTACAAATGGCCCAAACCGTGTAAAAGTGTCCCGCAAACCGTGTCAAAGTGATGATTGAACCGTGTCAAAGTGATGACGCGAAAAACGGGAAAAACGCCTATCCATCAGTGGAAAGACCACATTTTCCCTAAGGCTACAAGTTCTACAAGTCTTTACATCTTTACAAGCACATGGAGGGGACTAGTAGAAGCAAGTTAACCTCACTTGTTAGTAGGGCTTTCGACTAAAAGCGAACGGCTAGTTTTTGAGTTACGAAAGACAGCGAGAAAGCGGCAGATTGAGCGCGAATGCCTACGTATGCAGAACATCCGGCATATAAGGCCATAGAAGGCCGTTAGAGCGTCTTTCAATGCTTTCTAGGGTATTCGCCCATCTTTGGGACAAACCGGCCTAGAAACGGCACCACAGCGCCCCACAGGGGCATTTATTCCTTGCCTTGTCTCTTGCTATCGCCTGGACGCGAACGAAAGCACCTTGCAGGGTTGCGCGTTCTTACATTCTTGCATTCTTGCATGTATGGCGTTATTGTGTTATTCTTTTACATGTAGGATTGTAAGAATTACTACAAGCCTACTAATAAGACGAAAGAAGGTTGAGCGCGTGGGTTGGTGGAGTAATCTAGCCCGCCGGTTTAAGCCGAACAGCAAGCAGCTTGCCAAAACGGAGACGCTTAACGGCAACATGGCTACCTTTACGGCTTTCAGCGGCGGCGCATATGCAAACGATATTTACCGGGGAGCGGTTGACGCTATCGCGCGCAACTGTGCGAAGTTGAAGGGCGCGCACGTTATCAAGACCGGCGCGGGGACGGCGGAAGGCGACCGGGTATTGAACAGGCTTCTACAGACGCAGCCTAACCCGTACATGAACGCCTACGACATGCTTTATAAGCTTGCCACGCATTACTACCTTTTCAACAACGCCTTTGCCTTCCTGGACAGGGACGAACGCGGCAATGTAAGAAGCATTTACCCTATGACTTGCGTACAAGCCGACTTTCTTACAGACGCTAGCGGGCGGCTTTTCGTGCAATTCCGTTTCAGGAGCGGCAACGAGGTTGTTTTGCCGTACTGCGATTTAATCCACTTGCGCCGGAACTACAACAGCGACGAGCTGCTAGGCGATTCAAACGAAGCCATTTACCCGGCTTTGGAGCTTGCGCACACCGAAAACGAAGGAATCATTAACGGCATCAAGAGCGGCGCGACCATTCGCGGCATTCTGAAATACACCCAGATTCTCAGCGACGAGAAGCTAAAGGCCGACAAGGAAGCCTTTATTGCCGAGTACCTGGACGTTGCCAACAATGGCGGCATCGTTGCGACCGATTCAAAGAGCGAATACATACCGATTGACAGCAAGCCGGTAACGGTTGACCCGGAGCAGACGAAGGCCACGGCGACGAAGATTTACAACTACCTGGGCATTTCGGAGAAAATCGTAAATTCGACCTATTCAGAAGACGAATGGGGCGCGTTCTACGAATCCGTAATTGAGCCGTTCGCCCTTCTTCTTTCCCTGGAGTTCACGCGCAAGGTTTTCACGGAGCGCGAGCAAGCGTTTGGCAACGCTATTGAGTTCGGCAGCGGGCGGCTTCTGTTCGCAAGCAACAAAACCAAACTGGAGCTTGTTCGGGAGCTTATGCCGTTCGGCATTCTCACCATTAACCAGGCTTTGGAGATTCTCAACCTTCCGCCGGTGGATGACGGCGACAAGCGTTTGCAGAGCCTTAACAACGCAAATACCGACATCGTGGACGATTACCAGCTTGCTAAGGCAAGCGGAGACGAAGCCCCGGCGGATTCAGAGGGGGCAACAGCATGAAAGAGCTAAGAACAGCCGAAATCAGGGCGGAAGCACCCACGGCAGAGGGTAGCGAAAGCCTTGTTTTGGAGGGTATGCCAATCGTTTTCGACACACCGACAACGATTAACGACCCAGCGGGAAGCTATACGGAAATCATCAAGCGGGGAGCATTGGACGGCGCAGACCTTACGGACAGCCGACTTTTGTACAACCACGACTTGAACCGTATCCCGTTGGCGCGCACACCCAAAACCCTGCATTTTGAGTTGACCCGGCAGGGGCTTGAAATGAGGGCGGAACTACCGGACACGGAAGACGCTAGGGCAGTGCATACGGCAGTAAAGCGCGGCGACCTAAGCGGCATGAGCTTTGCTTTCACCGTTCCGGAAGGCGGGGACAGCTACGACCCGAAGACCAACACGCGCACCATTACGAAGATTGCCAAGGTATACGAAGTGAGCGTTTGCCCATTCCCGGCCTACCCGACGGCAAGCGTAGAAGCGCGCAAGGCCTTCACGGAAGGGCTTAACCGGCTTGAAGCGCTAAACAACGCGCTAATCCTTTGCAACAAAATCCTTATGAAAGAGGTGTAAGAACATGTTTACCACTGTTCAGCAGGCTTTTAACCACTATCGCAACATGAGCGTTGCCGAGATTGAGAAGCGCGCGCAGGAGATGCACGCACTTATCGAGACCGACCCGAACGTAGACATTAAGCAGCTTAATATCGAGCTTACCGGCCTTGCCGAGGCCAAGGCTAACGCGCAGGAGAAGCAGGGCGACCAGGGCGACCAGGGCGGCGCACAGGGCGCGCAGGAGCCGGAAGCGCGCGGCTACAACCCCATTACCGGCATGAGCTTTGCCGGTGGTAGCAACCAGGCCGTGAAGGGCGACGTTTTCGCAAGTGCCGAGTACCGTAGCGCCTTCTACAAGACGCTTACCGGCAAGAGCCTTACCCAGGCCGAGAAGAACGCCTTTACCCGCGCTATGGACGTGGAGAAGCGAGCGGCGGACGCTTACACGACCAGCGGCAACACGCCGGTTATCATCCCCACCCAGACGCTTAACGAGATTGTCAGCAAGGCACGCACCGAGGGCGGCGCGCTTTCCATCGCCCGCGCCTTCAACATGCCTTCTAAGATTGCCGTTCCGGTTGCCACGCCTTCCGCTAAGGCGGCATGGCACACCGAGGGCGCGACCGTGAACACCGAGCAGCCCGGTATCACTAACGTTACCTTCGACGCTAACGAGATTATCAAGATTTTCTCTATCAGCGCGAAGGTTAAGGCTATGAGCATTAACGCATTCGAAGCCTACCTTACCGACGAGCTCACCAACTGCGTTATGGAGTGCATCGCGGACGGCCTTATCAACGGCACCGGCACCGGCGAGGGCATGGGACTTGAGAAGGGCGTTACCTGGGACGCTAAGAACAGCGTTACCGTAGCGGCGGGCGGTTCTATTGCCTACCTGGACGTTGTAAAGGCGGTTGCCCTTCTGAAGCGCGGCTATGCCCGTCGTGCTAAGTGGGTTATGAACAACGCGACCCTTTACACGGCCTTCTATGGCATGGTGGACGATAACAAGAAGCCTATCTTTGTTCCCGACCCGCGTAACGAGACCATCGGCAAGATTCTTGGCTTTGATGTTGTCGTTGATGACTTTGTGGCGGATAACGTGGCCTATTTCGGCGACTTCAATTACCTGGGCTACAACCTTGCCAACGGCATTGCGGTTGAGTCTTCTACCCAGTCGGCTTTCCGTTCCGGCCTTATCGACTATCGCGGCATGGCTATTGCGGATACCAAGGTTATTGCCCCGGATGCTTTCGTGAAGCTTTCCGTTGCAAGCAAGTAGTAGCGGGGAGGGCTTGACGTATGACTAACGCGGTTATCAGCCTGGACGAAGCGCGCGAGTGGTTGCGCCTGGACAACACCGACAATGACGCGGTTATTGCCGGACTTATCGAGGGCGCGGCGCAATACATCACGATTGCGACCGGCCTAACCGTAGAAGACCAGGCGGCAAGCCCGCTTGCCCAGACGGCTACAAAGTTCCTCTTGTCGCTTTGGTACGACCCGACCCAGGCCGACACGGACAAGCTGCAACGCTCAATTGACAACCTGCTAAAGGCGGTAGCGCACGTGGGCTAGCTAGGTGGAGTGGTGGACTATGAAGGAGTTTGCAAAGGCGTTCTACACGTCTAAGGCATGGAGGGATACCCAAAGGGCTTACATGCAGAGCAAGCACTATGTATGCGAGCGTTGCGGGCGACCGGCCTTCATAGTCCATCACAAGACCTATATAACGCCCGCCAACATCAACGACCCAAACGTAACGCTCAACTGGGACAACCTGGAAGCGCTTTGCCAGACGTGCCACCAACACGAGCACTTCACGAGCAGGGCGACGGCGGAGGGCTTGCGGTTCGATGCAGCGGGCAACCTGGTAAAGGAATAGGTACGTTGTGCAAGGCGTTCCGGGTAACGGCTAGGGATGCTTGCCAGGCGGACAGACGGCGGGGGCTTTGCCGGGACGCTCAACCGGCTAGTAACCCAAAGGCTAGAAGCCTGGTTTTCGGGGAAGCAGACCAAGGCAACAGCTATTAGCCCTACTAACTCCTTCTTTCGCGCTAGTGGCTGCTATTCGGAGCGTCTTACACAGCGGTAACCATTCCCCGAACGCCCCCAGGGCGAAGGCGGAGCAGCCCGCCACTTAATCACAGCGCCCACCTCTCTAAACCTCTCCGAGGTTTCCCATAGGAGGGGGGTAAGTATGCTTACATGCTTACATGATTACTTGAAATGGGGGTAGATAGCATGGAGATAGACAAAGACAAAACCAGGCGCGCAGAAACGCGCAAGCTCAACAAGATTGCCAAGGCCGTGCCGGAATCGAAGAAGGCCGTAGCGGACAGCTTGACCCGTGAGTTAGTTTTCATGGCTTGCACGCTTGAAGAGTTGCGCGCGGACGTGGACGAAAAAGGCGCGGTGGAGCTTTTCAAGAACGGCAAACAAGAAATGCTTAGGGAAAGCCCAGCGCTAAAGAGCTACAGCACGCTTATTCAGCGCTACAGCCTTCTTTACAGACAGCTTTGCGAGCTTTTGCCCAAGGACGAAGCGAAGGGCGCGGAAGACGAGCTTATGGCCTTCCTGGACGCAAGGCCATAGGGGCGGCGTATGAACTGGATTAAGGCATACGCCGACAAGATAGAAGCCGGGGAAATCGTAACGAGCAAGCGCGTTAGGAAGGAATACGCGCGGCTAGTCTACGACATGGACAACCCCGGCAAATATCGCTTTGACGAAGCGAAGGCAAACCGGCCTATCGAGTTCATAGAACGCTTTTGCAAGCACTCAAAGGGCGAATGGGCGGGGCAACCCGTGCGGCTAGAGCTTTTCCAAAAGGCCTTTATTAGCGCGCTTTTCGGCTTTGTCGATAGCGAAACAGGCTTGCGGAAGTACCGCGAAGCCTTCTTTATGGTTGCGCGCAAGAACGGCAAAAGCACCATGCTAGCGGGCATAGCCCTTTACATGATGCTTGCGGATAACGAAGCCGGGGCGGAAATCTACAGCGTGGCCACGAAGAAAGACCAGGCAAAGATAATCTTTGACGAAGTTTGCCACATGGTAAGCCAAAGCCCATACCTACGGAAGCACATAAAGAAGCGCAAGACCGATTTGTATTTTTCGGCTGCTATGAGCAAGATGCAAGCCCTGGGCAAGAACAGCGACACCCTGGACGGCTTGAACAGCAGTTGCGTAATCATTGACGAGCTGCACGGCATCAAAGACCGCAATTTGTACGAGGTCATGAAGCAGAGCCAAAGCGCTAGGCGGCAACCCCTGCTAGTGATGATTACCACGGCCGGAACCGTGCGCGAATGCATCTTCGATGATACTTACGAGTATGCATGTAAGGTTGTAGACGGCGTTATCAACGACCCTACGTTTTTGCCCATCATTTACGAGCTGGACGCTAAAGCCGAGTGGACAGACCCGGCGGCATGGTTCAAAGCCAACCCAGGCTTAGGCCGGATTAAAAAGCTAGAAGACCTTGTAGCCAAGGTGGAGCGCGCGAAGCAAAGCCCCAAAGACCTTAGCGGCATCCTTTGCAAGGACTTCAACGTAAGGGAGACGCGCTATAACGCGTGGCTGGACTTTGACAGCATCAACAACGAAGAGACATTTTCGCTTGAAGACTTCCGGGGCGCGTATGCCATTGGCGGCGCGGATTTGTCGCTAACGACCGACCTAACATGCGCAACGGTTCTAATGATGCACCCGGAGACGCACAAGCGCTACATACATCAAATGTATTGGCTACCGGAAGAGAATTTCACGCAGAGGGTAGAGCAAGAGAAAATACCCTACGACAAATGGCTAGAAGCCGGTTTAGTGCGGCTTTGCAAGGGCAACACGATTAACTACAGCGACGTAACGGCATGGTTTTTGGAGATAGTCAAAGAGCACGGCATAACGCCTTTGTGGGTTTACTACGACAGTTGGAGCGCGCGTTACTGGGTTGAGGAAATGGAGGGCTACGGCTTTCCTATGGAGCGTTGCATACAGGGCGCTAAAACGCTTTCCTTGCCCATGCAAAACCTGGGCGCAGACCTACAGGCAAAGAAGGTTATCTACAACAACAACCCGGTTTTGAAATGGTGCCTTACAAACACCGGCATTCAGGAAGACCGTAACGGCAACATCGTTCCGGTTAAGAACAGCAACGCGAAGCGGCGCATAGACGGCACGGCAAGCCTACTGGACGCTTACGTAGGGCTTTACGAGCACTACAACGAGTTTCTAAACGCACTGTAGAAGGAGGGCTAGAAATGGCTAACCAGGTTCTAAAGGATAAGAAGATTGTTATCTACAAGAAGCTAAGCTATAGGGACGCGGAGGGCTTTCCGGTTGACGGATACATGCCGGTACACCCGCAGCCTAGTATCTGGGCTTACTTCAAACAGCTTTCGGCAAGCCTTGTCTATGCGAGCAGCACCACGACCACAAAGGAAGATTGCCTTTTCCGGGTTAATTGGCTGGATTGCTTGCGCACGGCTTACCCCAGCGACCTAGTAATAGGCTATAGGGGCATTCTCTACCAGGTTACGCGCATTGACCCATACGAGGACTATACGCGCGACATGGTTTTGTATGGTAGCCGAAAGGACGGCAATACCATTAGCCCCATAATCCCTTACGACCCCAAGAAGCTAGCCCAAAACGGGAAATAGCCCCAGAAGCCACAGAGAGCCACGTAGCGGCGCGTTAGCGCGGCAATGGGCAAATACTCGAAGCGGCCTTTTAGAACGCCTTAGAAGCGATTCTAGAGGGCCGTTTTTCTATGCCTGGATAGGCTTTGAAAGAATGTAAGAATGGTACAACATTCCAATTGACACAAATGGACAAATAGACTACAATGGACAAGTAGCCTTTATAATCGACAAAGAAAGGGCGGCACAAATGGGCATCCACATTGCGGTTATTGAGCCTGGGCGCGACCCGTATTTGAAGGAAGTAGAGCCGGAAGACCGGGAAGGCCTGGAAGCTAGCTACCTGGGCGCGTTCCAAAGGGAAGTAGGAGGCCCCGTAGAAGCCTATAGCGTTCTTTGGGGCGACGAACCATTGATTTACGTCAACGAAGAATCCTCGCTCAACGGCTCAACGCCTAACCGGGCTATCTACGCTAACGACCACATGGAGAAAGAAGGCTATCTTTCCCAGATGGACTACAAGAGCGTAGTAAAGCGCGGCGACCTCTACGACGTGATTTTCGGAACGTTCATTGCCGTTAGCTACGACCCGGAAACCGACAAGCCACGCGACATTTCTATAGAAGAGTGGCTAAAGGTTTGCGAGATGTTCGGAAGGTAGGAGCTATGGCAACGGGCAACGCTAGCGACCATTGGGCGTGGTAGCAATGAAACCGGCAAGCGAAAAGCAAACAGCCTGGATAAAGGCACACTTTCACGAGCAGATAGCAAATGGCGAAGTAGACGCAAGCCAAATAGACCGGCTAACCATGAGCGAAGCAAGCGGCGTAATCCGGCGCAACATTCAAGAGAAAAGGCCGTTGCTACAGCATTTCGCGGTAAGCCGTAAGGGTTTGAGCTGGGTTTTCACAGCCGAAACCAGGCAAAACGCGCTAAACCATGCAAGCCACGACACAAAGACGGCCTACAACTACGGCTATTGGAGCGAGGGCGGCAAGATAGA